GGAGAGGCTGCTCTCGCCCTCTACAACGGCTTCATGGCAGCCACTAAGGTAGCCGCTGACTACAACATGGACAGGGCCTTCACAGTGGCTCCTACGGCCTCCTGTGCGTACCGCTACCTAGATCGTGAAGGGTTTACTACAGCCCCTGAAATTGCACCACCAATTAGCCGCGATGTAGATCGTGATAGTGCAACTCTTGGAGTTCAAAGTTACTCTTTCCACCCTAAATGTGAAACAGCAGAACAGGTTGGTTGGGATACATTTTTTGAACTTAATAGTGAGTGGCAACGTTTAATGGATTCCACCGGAATGGCTCACGCAATTTCTATGAATTGGTGGTCAGATTTGATCTCCATGGATAGAAAATTTATGGCACGATGGTTGAACTCCCCTCTGAAGAGTCTTTATTATTCTCTTCAGGTAATGGAAAACACCCAAGACAAGTCAAACGTCAGTGCTGGTTTGGATTCTTCGGAATTTGATCAGAGTGAATTTGACGTGCTTTTTGGTGCTGACAATGAACCCACAATGTGTACTTCCTGCTCAGAATGAATAAGTATCAGGCGCTCCTTTCCAAAAAACGTGTGTGGACTCCCGTTAAGCCCGAACGTTTTATCCTGCCTGATGAAGCTCGTGAAGCGGTAGGCCGTTGCTTATCGCTTCGTTTTCTTGAGCTTCCTGTAGGTGAATTTATTCGTGACGCTGGTAAAGGTGATTTACCTCAACTTGAAGGCGTTAAAGAATTGCTATTGTCAAACATTGTTGATGAAGAGCGGCACGATCTTGCTCTGAATTACATTGCTGAAGTCTCTGGTATTTCTGCTGATTATGAAGCAGAAGCTCATCGCATTGTTAAAGCGTGGATTGATCGTCCAGAGCACCCTGTCCTAAAAGCTCTTGTTCTTGAACGATCCATTTTCTTCGTTATCCTGCCACTGTTTAGGTTTCTTGGTGGGCCTGGTCTCCGTACTACTTCCGCTGACATTAGTCGTGACGAGACCATCCACGTCGCAGCAAACAGTGCCGTCTGTAAAGATCTTGGTTTGCGAGTCACTCCTGAACTCGACAAGATGCGTAAAGCCACGATCTCTTGGATGACCCAAGGTCTGATCAATAAGTCAGATGAAAAGTGGTACGACCGTAATTTCTGGATGGATCAATCTGATTCTCTTCTTTACACTGGTAAAGCAGAAGGACTGATTGAAACCAAGAGAGCTCGTATGCCTGCTTTCTTTGAGATGTCAAATTCTGATCTTCCTAGCTACGCGTAAACATTATGGCTTTTGAATGGACCCCTGAAAAGGAAAACGCGCTTTACGAATCGTGGTGGAGTAATATTTATTACCCACAAAAAGAACAACAAATAAGAAAGTTATACAAACCAGGAGATAAATATATAAATAGAAATTTAGAACAAGTTCAAGGAATGAAATATGGAAGTCAACAAGGAATTAAAGATCAATTTTCAAGTCCACTTCAATGGCAACAATATTTAAACAGTTATCTTCAAACTCAAGTTCAACAATCACAACAACAAGTAGAAGCTGAAAGAGCTGCTCAACAAGCTCAAATAGCTAAAGCTGAACAAGACTACGCAACAGCTGCTAAACAAGCAGAAGAATCACAAATACAAGCTAAAAGAATTTCAGCAGTTGCTGATTATCAAGGACAACAAATTGTAGAGCAGGCACGACAAGCTAGTGCTTTAGCTATGCAATCTGAAGCACAACCAGTACAAGGAAGAAAGAAAACACAAATTGGTCAGCCAGGTGTTTCTCGTACTCGTGTTAGTTCTGGAATTGGTATTGGTGGTTATGGCGGAACAAGTGCTGGTAACGTCAACCCAACTGGTTTAAATATATGAAACCTTTTATTGATCCAGATATTATTAAATACCTTGAAGAGGTATATCCAGATAGGTGTCCTGACCTTAGTATGGAAGAGAAACTTATTTGGTTTACTGCTGGTCAAGTATCAGTTGTACGTCATCTGAAAGACCAGTTTAATCTTCAAGAGGAAACTAAGTATGGCTAGTGGAGGAGATATTCTTGGTGCAATTGTCGGCATAGCTGGAGCTATTGGAGGAGCTGTTACTGGGGCTCAACAAGCAAAAGCTATGCGGGCTCAGGCTCAAGCAGCACAAGCAGCAGCAGAGCAGACACGACAACAGACACTACAACAAGGTCTTGCACTTAAGGCTCAAGGAGAGCAGCAAGCAGCAGCGTATGCTTCGCAACTAGAGCAAGCTCGTCAACAAACATCAGCTCTTCAGTTTCAAGCTGAAACAGTTAAGAAAACAGCTGAATCTCAACTGGCTGGTCAACGTCAAGCTTCTGCTCTTAGTCTGCAACAGCAACGTCTAGCCTCTCAACTGCAAACCCAACAGAGTGCAGCAGCCCCTGTAACCAGTAGAGTACGGCAACGTGTTGGAACACCTGCTGGACTACGTACTGGTCTAGAACTACAATCTCCTTTTGCTGGCAGTGGGCTTTCAATGGGTGGTTCCGCTTCTCCTCTTGGTGGTTTGAATGTCTAATGCACAAGCTCGTTACTCTGCTCTAGAGCCAGAGAAGTCCATCTACATGGATCGGGCTATTGAGTGTAGTAAGTACACTCTGCCTACTCTTATTACAGAAAACGACCGCAGCACTGGTAAAAATCTATACACCAAAATTCCTACTACCTACCAAGGTTTGGGAGCTCGTGGTGTAAATAATTTGGCTAGCAAATTGCTTATTGCTTTGCTACCTCCTAATCAAGCTTTCTTTCGGTTGTCTGTTGATGACATGAAGCTAAAGCGGGAACTAGATAATTACAAAGAACTTCAATCTGAATTTGATCAACAACTCTCCCTGATGGAACGCGCAGTGATGCGTGACATTGAAGAGTCTGGAGATCGCACAGCGTTGTTTGAGGCCCTTAAGCACCTGATCATTGGTGGTAACGCTTTGCTTTATGTGTCTGAAAAGGGCACTAGGGTTTATCCGCTTAAATCGTTTGTACTGAACCGTGACCCAGAAGGGAACATTCTTGAAGTTGTCGTTAGGGAAGAGGTCAATCCTGACGTGCTTCCTGATGGCGCTGCTCCTAAGAATAGTAATGGTGGGTACGTAGATAAAACAGTTTTCTTGTACACCCACGTAACTTGGGATTACAAAGGAGATCGTTGCAACTGGTATCAAGAGGTTTATAACAAGCCTCTTGGTAAGAAGGGTTCTGTTCCTATTGAGAAGAGTCCTTGGATTCCCCTTCGGATGTTCCGTGTTGCTCATGAAGCCTACGGTCGTGGCTATTGCGAAGAACTACTTGGAGACCTTAAGAGCCTTGAGTACCTGTCTAAAGCCATTGTTGAGGGTTCAGCAGCAGCTGCCAAGATCATCTTCCTCTGTAAGCCAAACGGCACAACACGTCCTGATGCACTTGCTAGGGCTGCCAATGGATCCATCGTCGCTGGTGATGTTAATGACGTGGCTCCTTTGCAGATGCAGAAGCAGGCTGATCTAACTGTTGCTCTTAACACCATTGCTCGCATTGAGCAGCGTCTTAGCTTTGCGTTCCTGCTTAACAGTGCTATTCAAGCTGGTACTCAGGGTCGGGACCGCGTTACAGCAGAAGAGATCAGAATGGTTGCACAGGAGCTGGAATCAGGATTGGGTGGCGTCTATTCAATTCTGAGTATTGAACTACAGCTACCCCTTGTTAACCGCAAGATGGCCCTTATGGAGCGTCAAGGGCGTCTTCCTAAGCTTCCTAAGAACGTAGTCAAACCACAGATCACAACTGGTATCGACGCTCTTGGTCGCGGCAACGATAAGGTAAAACTGCTGCAGTTTCTTGAGACTCTTGCTAAGACTGTTGGTCCTGAAGCAATGAGCAAGTACGTCAACACTAGGGAGTTGATCACACGTCTTGCAGCTTCTGATGGTCTTGATACTTACAAGCTCATTAAATCTGATGAAGATCTTATGGGTGAAGAGCAACAGCAAGCTATGATGATGCAGCAACAAATGGCCGCACAGGATCCTACTAACGATCCTGCTAAACAGGCCGCATTAGTCAAAGCTCAAAATGACACAGTCCGCACAGCCCAAGAAGCCCCTGGAGCAGGAGCCCCAGGTGGAGCAGGAGAAGCCTTCTAAGAAAGCTGAACCCCGCAGCAAGATGGATGAACTGATTGAGCAGCTGAAGGCTGAAAAGCCTGCTGTTTACGATCAGTATGTTGCTGCTGCTAAAGCCAAACGTCCTGTTTGGATTTATCCAGATATGACCGTCCGTATCGGTTGATATTATGGAAATCATTGCAGATGGGGTGATTAGTAACCCTACAGGTCCATATAACGAACAGGATCTTCAAATTCTTGAAGGTGCTAATAAAGAACCACAAGAGGAACTTATTGCTGGTAAGTTTCGTTCAGCTGATGATCTTCTTCAGGCTTATCAAGAGCTTGAAAAGAAACTTGGTAACAGCGGTGGCTACAACAAAACTGAAGATGCTGTAGATGATCCTGAGGATCAAACACAAGACTTCACTCCTATTTCACAGGAAGAAGAACAAACCATTGTTGACAGCATTGGTGGTTCTGATAACTTCTCAGCTGTCCAGCAGTGGGCTAACGAGAATCTTAACCAAGATGAAATTGAAGCCTACAACCGTGAAGTAAATAGCGGTGACTATTACCGCGCTCGGAATGCTTTGCAATCCATGTACTTTGCGTATCAAGATCAAGCTGGTTTTGAGCCTGAACTAATGGGTGGTCGTCTGTCTGGTAACAGCAGCGATGTTTTTCGTTCTACTGCTGAAGTTATGGCAGCAATGAATGATTCAAGGTATTTGAATGATTCTGCTTATACCCAAGACGTTCAAGACAAACTTATCCGTAGTGACGTTTTAGGCCCTAGGGGTTAGTATTTCCTTACGAACGTAAGTATTGTTGCCGCTGAGGCGATAACAACAGTGCAAAGCGAGCGTACGTAAACTCTTCCAAACACAAAACGATGGCTGATCTTAATGCCTCGCTTTCGCGGTTGGGTGGTATTAACGGCGTTCAATACAACGCTGGTTCTGCCTCCGGCAACTACGAAGCTGAAAACTCTAACTTCCTTAAAATCTTCTCTGGTGAAGTTCTGACGACCTTCAACCGTGAGACGGTTTTCAAGGACCTGACCATGAAGCGCTCGATCTCTTCGGGCAAATCCGCTTCCTTCCCAATCACAGGCCGCTTCTCAAGCCGCTACCACCGTCCTGGTGACTTCATCACCGGTCAAGGTAACAAAGGCATGATTGGCGAAAAGATCATCACCATTGATGACCTGCTGATTGCTGATGCTTCGATCTACGATCTGGACGAAGCCAAACTGCATTGGGATGTCCGTTCGATCTACTCGACCGAACTGGGCCGCGCCTTGGCTCGTGCTTATGACCAACGTCTTGCACGTACCATTCTTGCTGCTACCGAATCTGACGGTCGCATTAAGGATTGGAATTCCAAGCGTTTCCAAATTGCTGATGGTACTTACTCTTCTGTAAGCACCAACACAATTACGATGTCTGCTAACTTTGCAACTGCCGAGCTTACCTACTGGGCTATTGGCGAAGTTGTTTACGGTGAAAACTCTGGTAACTACGGCGTCATCACGACTGCTCCTACTAACGGTGCTGCTACTTTCGTCATCAACCCTATCGGTTCTATCGGTACTGGTTCTGGCGTTGGTTTCCAAGTTGGTGAGCGTCTGTTCGTTCTGAACGGAATGCCTGGTGGTACTTCTTTCACCGGCATTGACCTGAACGGTGCTGCTAGCCGCACTGCTCGTGGCAACCTGATTGTTGAGAATCTTTACAAGGCCTGCCAAGTGCTGGACGAGAAAGATGCTCCTAAGGAAGGCCGCGTTACCGTTCTGAGCCCTGGTGCTTACTACGACATCCTCCAAAGCGATCGTGCAATCAACACTGATTGGAACGGCGCTGACGGTCGTAATGGTACCTTTGCTGGTAACAACGTTCTTAGCGTTGCTGGTTTCCGTCTGGTTACTTCTAACCACCTCGGTATCAACAGCTACACTGCTAACCAAACCTACGCAGGTTTGAGCAACCAGTCTGCTGTTGTTCGTGGCGAGCGTCCTAACTACACCAATGGTAAGGATGGTTCTAACGGTTCCGCTGCTTCCGGTACCTATGACTACTACCAAGATGAGCAGGGTAACACCAGCTCCATCGCTAACTGCTTCGGCCTCTGCTTCACCAAAGAAGCTGTTGGTACCGTCTCTCTGAAAGACGTTTCGATGCAGATGACTGGTGCTGAGTACAAGGCTATGACTCAAGCCACCATGATGGTCGCCAGCTATGCTGTTGGCCACGGTGTGTTGCGTCCTGAGTGCTCTGTCAGCCTCCTGTCTGATGGCAACCCGTATTGATTAGCTAACTAGTTAAATACACATACAATGGGGGAAGCGAGAAGTTCGTTTCCCCTTTTTTGTGCCTAAATAATGAGTACCTCAAAACTAGACGCAGTTAATACGCTTCTCTCAATTATTGGGGAAGCACCCGTCAACAGCTTGACAGTTCCTTTGCCTGGGGATGCTTCACTTGCAGAGCGTACACTGACTGAAATTAGTCGTGAGGTTCAGGGTGCAGGATGGTCTTGGAACACAATGCTTTATGACTCCATTCCTTTGGATACTGCTACAGGCCAATCAAATCTACCTAGCAACACTCTGGCTGTTAGGTTTAACCCGTTGGCGTATCCAGATCAACGTTTTGTTCTTCGGGGCACTAGGCTTTTTGATCGCCTTAGGAATTCATACGACTTGAGGGAAACCGCTAGTGTTGCTGTCGTTGGAAATACAACTAATTTAGTTGCTGAGATTGTTGAAGAGCTTGATTGGGACAGCATCCCAGAAACAGGTCGTCGCTACATCATGATTCGTGCTGGACGAATCTTTGCTAATCGTGCTGTAACTAGCTCTAGTATTGAAGCTTACACAGCCGAAGATGAAAAGGAAGCTTTAAAGACTCTTAAGCGTACTGAAGATATGTCGCAAAACTATAACTTTATTAGTGGTCCAGATGATATGTACGGTGGTCGTGTAATTACTAACTTTGGTCCTGATATTCTGAGCCGCTAATGTCAAAAGAACTTTTCAGCCAGATCATTGCACCACTAAATAAAGGAGTCAACCAACAGGCAGATAGCTTGATGCTGCCTGGTTTTGCCAAGTCACTTGAGAACGGTGTCTGTGATCTTGTTGAGGGTCTTAAGAAGCGTCTAGGTTCTGTGCCTCTTAAGCGCATTGATACGCTTACTAAGAACGCTGGTGGTCTTACCTTAGTCAATCCGATCAAGTGGGATGAGGCTTGGTTGTTTGTTTACAACCGTAGTAGTAACGAACGCTTTATTCTGATTGTTGCTGACGACAGTAGGACCGTTAGCCGCACTGGAAACATCACTAGTGGTTCTGCTGTAATTCAAAGTGTCAGTAGTATGACTGACATTTTTGTTGGTGTTGATATTACTGGTACTGGTATTCCAAGTGGAACTGTTATTACTGACATTGATGTAGCTGGTTCACGTATTACTCTTAGCAAGAACGCTACAGCTACAACAACAGGAGTTGCTTTAACTGTTGAATCTAACTACACGTTTGTAACTGGTATTTCAAACATTGAACCCATTTCGGGAGTACTTCCTGAGGTGGTTCCAGTTGAGCAAACGTTTAGCAATATTACTTCTACCAATCTTGGGTACCTTCGTGGTGCTGGCAGGGCTCGTGATCGCTTTAGGGCTACGTCGTTTCAAGATTATGTGTTTGTAACAAATATTCAAAAGAAAGTTACTTATGACGCAACCGAAACTTTAACTCGTTACAACATTAGTAACATTAGTGGAACCTATAGACCTACTAAGGCTCAAGTACTTGTTAAAGCTGTTGATTACGATACTGAATATCAAATTGAAATTGTATTAGATAACAGCGTAACTATTACAGGTAAATATTTAACACCTTCTCTTACTACTAGTTCCGGCGCTGTAAACGTTGTCAGTTCAAATGATATTGCTGCAAGATTGGTTTCATTTTCAGAAACCGCTGTTGGTACTGTTTCAAACGGCAGTACAACAATATCGAGCATTAGCACTGCTGAGTTAGCAAGAATTTATATAGGGGATATTATTACTGGTAGTCATATTCCAGCTGGAACAACTGTTGTTAGTAAAGGTACAACAACTATTGTTATAAGCGCAGCAGCTACTAGTGGTGGTTCTCATACTTATACCTTTGGTCACGGTTTAGATGAAAAAGATACTACTAATCAATTAACTTTTACAATTCAAAATTCTCAAATTCTTATTGGTCTTACCAGTGGGTCTAGGTACATTAAAAGCATTGCTGCAACAGACGCTCGTGGTAACACCTTGATGTCTGGTTTTACCAATCAGGTAACCAGCATCACAGAGCTTCCTAGCACCTCCTGGGAGGGTCATACAGTGCTTGTGGCACCTACAGGGGCTTCTGATCAAAGCTCTTATTACCTTAAGTTCAACGCTGAAAACACAACCACTGATGGCGACTATGGTCGTGGTGTGTGGGAAGAGACTAGTGGTTGGGGTACTCCAGGGTTACTGGATAAAACCACCATGCCTCATTCGTTTATCTATTACAAAAATAGTAGTGGTTTAACTCGCTTTACTTTCCAACCGTTTACTGGTGCTGCTTACACAGATGGTTCTGTTTCACTTGATCTTCCTGGCTGGACAACACGTCTAGCTGGTGATGCAGATGAACTACCAGGACCTACGTTTGTTAATCATTCAATTAACGATGTTGTGTTCTTTAAAAACCGTCTTGGTTTTGTAAGTGGTGAAAACGTAATCCTTAGCCAAGCTGCTGATTACTTTAACTTTTGGCAGCAATCCGCAGTTCAAGTTGTAGACAGCGATACCATCGACTTGACTGCAATCAGTAACGACGTTGCTACGCTTAACTACGCTTTGCAGCAGCAGGACGAATTGGTACTGTTCTCTAGCGAAAACCAGTTCCGTCTTTACAGTGGCGACAACGTTACCTTTAGTCCTGATACAGCTTCTGTAGGCCGCATTAGTTCCATCAGTATGGAAGCTAATGTAAAGCCTCAACAGATTGGACCACAGGTTATCTTCCCTGTTAAGGAAGGAGACTTTACTGGCTTCCAGACTTTCATTACTACAGACCGTACTGTTGGTATCAACCTTGGTCAGACTGCAGTAATTACAGAAACTATTCCTAGGTACATCCCTAAGAATATTGATTCGCTAGCTGTGAGTCGTTCTGATCAGTTCTTGGTGGCTCTGAGTTCGGACAATCCCAACTCTTTGTACGTGTACCAGTTTTTCTGGGAAGCTTCTGGTGGTTCTTTGACTAACCGTCAAAACGCTTGGCATAAATGGACCTTCCCTAATAAGAGTATTTACTGGTGTGACTTTGTAGAAGGTACTTTGATGACCCTTGCAAAGTATGTAAACGGAGCAAATAACGAATACTACCTTGAGGGTCTTAATGTCTCTAGACCTCCTCAAAATACTAATGAGTTGTTTCTGTTGGATCGTCAGATCTCAAGCAGTATTACAACTGATTTAGGCACTGCAAGTTTTAGTTATAGTCCCGCTACTAATAGGACAACTGTTACTTTGCCTTATAAAACTGTTAATCCAAGTCAGTTTGTTGTTATTAAACAGGATGCTACAGACGTTAATGAAGCTAAAAAACGGTGGATTGTTAGCAACAGTGTTCCAACTGGTGTGACTAGTTTTGTGTGCGACAGTCTTGGAGACTTCTCAGACAGTGAATGGATATTTGGAGAACAGTTTACGTTTACGTTCCAACCACCTGTTTTAATGCCTCTTAGTAGGGCAGCAACTGAGAACACTTTTGTTGGCAATAGAACCGGCCGTCTTCAGCTACGATATGTTGATTTCTATTACAACGAAAGTAGGTACTTTAAGGTTGAGGTTACCCCTAAATTTAGAGAGACAACTACGTATGAATTTGATCGTCGAGATCTTTTAAATTCAAACATTGTGGTTGGTGAGGAAGAGGAATTTGAGCAAGCAAAATTCCGTGCTCACATCTTTAGCAAGAACGATCAAGTTACAGTAGAACTAGTAAACGACAGTATCGACCAAGCCAAATTCATCGCTATGGAGTGGACTGGTCTTTACTTTGATGTAGCCCGGAAGTACGGTTAATGGCACCTAAATCAAATCTTTTTGATCTTCCATCTGTATTATCCATTGCTAAGGCAGGTCTTGGTGTAGCGGCTCAGTACAGTGCTTACGCTTCAGATAAATACAACACACAACTTTATAACGCAGCAGCTCAACAGAAGTACTGGGCTGAGTATGCACAAACTACACAGCAAAATTACAGGGATTATCAATACCAACTGGACTCTTGGTACAGGGCTTCTGACTACGTAGAAAAGCGTCGTGTTTATGAAAGCCAGTTAGCAGAGCAACAGGCTACTTATAAGGGTCAAGTTGGCATCAATGCTTATCGTAACTTTGAAAAACAGATGGCTGACCTTGAGGGTCGCTATTACGAGGAAGAAGCTAAAGACATGATTGATCTTGATAATCTCCGTATCAAGTCAATTGCTGATGGTTCTAAACGTGTAGCTTCTGGTCAAGCAGGTCGTAGCGTTGTAAACGTAACTAATCAGTACAACCAACAATATCTAGCCAACCTTAGTAACCGTGAGATCACTCGCAATTTCCGAATAGCAGATAAGATCAGGACTGCTGAATCCCTTAACGTGGCTAGGGAGAACACGGCTAACCAAGTACAGTTCTACACGCCTCAACCCATTGCAGATCCTGTAAAGCCCCTAGCGCCTCTACCAATCACTAGCTATGCTCCTACACCTGCTGTAGGTCCTAGCAGGCTTAACCTTGCTGTTGGTCTTGCTGACGTAGCTTCTGATGCTTTGAAGACTTATAAATCCATGCAACCACCAGCTCCTACATTAAAAGAGTATGGTTATGTACCTAGTGCTGGGGTGTTAGGTTCAAATGTAGGAGCATCTTCAAATTTCACTACACAACAGTAATTAAATATGACTAGTAGCTTTGGCATCACTCCGCAGCGTCAGATCCGTGATCTAGTTGCTGGTCCTGAAAAGCCTCAAGATCTTGCACGTCCTGCAGAGCCAGCTGGTATCCCTCAACAGATTGGTGGACAGCTGCAATACGCTGCTAGCTACCAACAAGACAACAGGCTTGCTACGGCTGTTAAGGGCATTGAAAATTTCCTAAGCAAAGAAGGTGCTTTTACTACGGCTAGTGAAACTCTTTTTGAAAATTACAAACTACAAAAGTACAACGAAGCAAAAGCTCTAGCCGCATCAGAGGCTAATGCTTATCGAGATTCGATTGGTATTGCAAACGAAACCAAAGCTCTTAAGAAAAGTGGTGATAGTGAACTTGCCCGTCAAACTCAGCTGAGTAACCCTTGGGTTAACTTTTTCTATTACGACACTAAGGCTACTAACGCTGGTAAGGATATCTCTGTACAACTTGGTGCTTGGGGTAAGCAAAACGCTGAAAAGCTAGCTGAAATTGAAGACCCTGGTCAACGGTCTGCAGCTATTGCAGCTAAAGCTCAAGAGTTGATGAAGCCCTATGCTGATGTTCCTGCAGCGTTTCAAGCAGCTAAAATTGATCCTCTTGTTAGTTCTGTCAGTCTTGATCTGAAAAAGACTATTCAAGAAAAGAGCTACGAGCGTCGTGCGTTAACTGACCAAAATACAGCTGCTGAAAAGTTTCTTGGTCCCCTTCGCCTTGGTGCTTCTTTTGTTAAAGGTACGTTTGGTTCTGAACAGGGGACTACCTTTGCATCTGATGCCATTCAAAATGGTTACAACGAAGCTCGTGCTTATTACGTAGATATCCGTGGTTACTCTGAAAAGGAATTTAACGCTCTTTTGTTTAAAGAAATTCCTGATCTATTTATTGATAAAAATGGAGATGGATATAACGATATTGGTGAAACCTATAGCTATCTAAATTTTGCTAAATCTCTTGGTGAAATCAAAACAGCTGATGGTCAACCTCTGCTTAGCTTGCGTAACGCTAAAGGTCAGTCGTTGCGTGAGGCTCTTGAAGAGGGAGCTGTAAAAGCTGTTAAAGCTCAAGAGACTTTTGAAGGTAGCGTTGATCGCGGTGTTGCGCGTATTCAAAAGGAATACAAACGTGAACAAGCAAACGCATCAAATTTGTTTTACGCTCAAAATCCAAATCCAAACGACGATCAAATTGTTTCACAACGTGAAGCAGCTAAAGCCAACGCAACACAAGCAGCAGCTCGTGGGTTGCTTCCTGATGGACTTTCACTTGCAGATGCTTTTGATCAAATTGATAGGTTGTATCCGTTCCAGAGTAAGGACATCAGTCCTGAGCAGCAGGCTCGCCTCCAGATTGAGGTAGACGATCTAATTGCTCAAGGTATTACTCAGATGCCTGCTGATCTTGCAGCGCGTCTTGAGGGTACTCCTGCCTATGGAAAAGCCCTTGTAGCGTTTGCTAAATCCCAACGTGAAGCAGCTAACCCAGCTACACAGAAGACTACTGATGCGATTGTTAGAAGCCTGCTTGGGGGCCTTAAGGGCAACTTCCAGTCCAAAGACGAGCAACTCAAGGCTGCTGCAGCTCAGGGTAAGGCTGGTGATGCTAAAGAAAAGTTTCTACAACCAGCTGTTGTACAAGCTTCTCAGCGTCTTAAAGCTGAAGGAACTATTTACATCAGGCGCAAACTTAGTGAAGCAGCTCAACGTGGTGAGAACATTAACGATCCTGCTGTGCAACTTAGGATCTCTCAAGATGCCCAAAACTATTTCTACCAACGTCCTGAGTACAGCGACGTAGATTCCTATTACGACATCACTAATCTGCAATCAATTGGTAAGGCTAAAGGTGGTCCTGTTCTAGGGTCTTCAAAGAAAGACGCTACTGGTCGTTGGCAGATCAGCATTCAAGACGCTGATAACCGTGCAAGTTTTGCAGCTATTGCTCGCCCTTATTTTGTTAATAATCCAGCTGCAGCTCGTGAGTATTTAGGCAATCAATTTGTTTTAAATGAAAAAGAACTAGGAGAAATTAACAAAGCACTGGCTACTGGAAGCATGGCTGGTCTTAGTTCAGGTACTCGCCGTAGTCTTGGTAATCTTCAAACTGCTTTTGGTAACAAAGTATCAATTGCTGAAATTGTTCAAAAACAAACTAGTAAATTTCTTGATGGAAACGTTCCTCCTAGTTACCGAGAGAATGCTTTAAAACTTCAAGCAGCTACTAAAACACCTGTAGCTGGTACTGGAGTAAAACCGCAGGATAGCTTGCTATATGTTTACTCTGGAAACCACGCTCATTCCGGTAACAGGGCTGTTGATTTTCAAATTGAACGGGGTAACCGTGCCCAAACGGCTAACCCACTACCTAGCCCTATAAGTGGTATTGTGCGTTTTTCTGGTCAAGTACAAGGTTTTGGAAACACAGTGGTTATTGAGGCTCTTGAAAATGGTCCTGGTTATCGACGTGGTGACCGCCTTCTACTTGGTCATGCGGCTCGGCTAAATGTTCAAACAGGACAGCGTGTAAATCGTGGTCAACCTGTTTTGGTTGCTGGAGATTCAAGTCCTATAAATAGTATTCCTGGTCGTTCTAGTACAGGAAGGGGAACTCCTGGTCACCTTCATAGTCAACTGTTCCGTCCTGGTCAAGGTTTTCCAAGTGTTAAAGACCAATACGGCCAAGAAACACAAAACACCTTTGTGCGTAAATCTTTGTATCCTTTGTTCCGTACCGTTAGCGATCCAAACAGGCGATAGCCATTTCTAGTTATATCCATTAGTTTGGAGGAAGCGAATACTACTGCTTCTATAAATGCCTAACATCCCTACTCGTGACGGCGGTTTTGTCTTTATTGC